ACCGTACACAATCTTGTGGCTCAGCACAAAATCCTGAAAATCATCGCCCACGCAGCGGTCGCCGTTGACGGTAAGGGTGCGCTGGGTGCCGGTCTTTTCGGTGACGTTGCCGGTACGGATGTACTGAGCATCCTCGGTGGTGGCGTTCAGGGAGCCGGAATGCTCCTTCACATGGTCGGCGCAGACGATCCACTGGCTTTCCTTGGTCTGGGTGCTCTCGATCTGGAACGCCAGCACAAAATCGTTCGCCGTCTCAATGCCGGTATACGACGCGCTGGGCGTGATGCCGGACTTGGTAATGGCTTCAGATGCTGGTGTGGCCGTCCGAGTGCACCACGGTGGTCTCCTTGATCTCAAACAGGCACATTTCCACGGCCCGCTGGGTGGGCATATTATAGTCGCTGCGCTTGGGGTCGCGGATCAGATAGCCGTGCTCACGCATCCAACTGAACAGCCGGTTCTGCCCGATCTGCACACCGTTCTGGCACAGCAGTTTTGCCAGCTCACCTACAAGGATGCTCTTCTTGCTGGCGCTTACAGCATCCGCAAAGATGCCCTTCGGGGTCAGCTCTGCAATCTGAGCGTCCTTGTGCTCCAGCTCGTCGTGGGCGGCAATCAAGGCCTGCGCCATCAGCTCCGCGCGGGAAAGCTGCGGGCGCTGTGCCAGCTGCTTCTCCATCTCGTTGAAGGCTTGGATGTACTTGAGCTTCCATCCCAGCGCAGCCTTGCCAGTAAAGCCCATGACCAGCAGGCTGAAGCCGTCGCGGTTCATGAGGTAGGTTCGCTGAGGTCTGTCGTAGCTGTCCGGGGCTTCCGCCTCGAAAAACATCTCCCCAAAATTGGGGACATCTTTCTTGAAGGTATCAATGTCACGCATCACATGGTCGTGACGCTTCTCGAAGTTCTCAGCGATTTGGCGGCTGGATGCTACCGGCTCGCCGTTCTGGGTGGATAAGATGATCTCGTTCATTGTGAACTCCTTGTTATTGGCTCCTACCTGCTGTAAAATAGTAGCAAGCAGAAAGGAGGTGGATTGCATGAAATTCAAAATTGATGTAAAATGCTGCAAATGTAAATGTTCTTTTGAGCTTGCTCCTACGAGTTTTCTCAAGCGCGAATCAGCTGAATGCCCGAATTGCGGTCAGCCCATTCCCGCAGCTGAGTACGAAACTCTAAAGGCAGGAATCACCGCTCTTGGCAGCCTGCCCGGACATATCGGCCCGGACGATGGCGGGAATCCTTTCGCATTCGCGGAGCCGGTTGGTTTTGATCTCTG